GTTTCAGAATGAAACAAAGTTAACTTCCTCTTATAGTGATTAGAGCTTTAAAAAAATATTGCCTTGTAATTGTTTGATTATGAACCAAATAAAAATTTATTTTAAAAAAGTCATTGTTTTATAAAAAAGTCACCTTATATTTACCTTGCCTTTGAACGACTGGTTCCCATAAAATAGGCTGAAACGGATAGACCTGACCTCAAAGTTTTCTTTAAAAGTTTTGTTCGGTACCTTAGACTCTAAGGTTTAATAGATAGGATAACTTTAAGACTAAAGGAGCTTAAAAAAAAGCTCCCTAATTAAAACCCTCCCGATACTAGAGATAAGATAGTTTTTTAAACTCACTCAATAAAATATTATTATCTCACCAACCCTAAAAAAATTGGATGCCCTGTGTATGTGATACTTTATTCGGTTCATAACTGAACAGGGCACAAAACTTAAAAACTCAAATATGAAAACATTTATCATTATCCTTCTGGTTTGTACCTTAAATGGAAAAACAAATCATAATATAGAAGGAGGAAGAAAAGAAGACAATTCGTCAGAAACTTTAAAAACTCAAGATTATGACAACTAGAAAAAGAAGAACAAAAGCAGAAATGGAACACCAAAGGTATTGCGATGATGTAGATGCATACCAATTCTACCTTATAGAGAAAGCTAACCACCGGATTTGTTCAGGTTGGGAAACTAAGGAAGAATCAGAAGAAGCCCGTTTGGACTTTGATATTGATGAGAATGAAAAGGATATGAAAGAATACCAAACTGTCTCAAAAAAGAAGCTCAAAGCATTAGGTATTGAAAACCCTAATGAAAAATGGAAAAGATTATAAACAAATTTAAAAACTCAATATTATGAAAAATTCAAAAACAACTGATCCATATCTTGGAATGGGTGCAAAATCCTTTAAAGTAATTAACAGGAATACAGACAGTGTTCCTCAATCAAGTATAGTTAAGTCATCTGTACTGATACGGAAAAGAGATTATTACAAAAACTTAACAGATGATGAAGTTAAAACATTAGCTAAATTTGTTAATGTCAGATGCCACTCCACCTTTAGTATGATGGATTTGCGATCATACTTTATGAAATTAAGTAATTCAAGAAACAAATAAAACGCAAAACCATGGAAAACTCAGCTATCAGAAAATTTAATTATTTCAGTTACAATTACACTCCAGACTTTATTGAACAAGTATGGTTTGACAGTCCTTTATTAGCAGGACATCTAAGAACCAAATTCAAAAGCTATTATACCCAAGTGGGAAGTAATGCTGTTATGTTACTCTTTTATGTTAACCTTTCTACAGACCATCAAAGGAAGTTGGAAGATTGGATCATTGAAAATTATAATTGTTAAAACCAGACTGGCAGTCACTCAGGTTCAAGACCTGAGCTGGTGCAAACTTTTTATTAACTAAAACTCACAATCATGAACAATTTAAACTTATTAAAAGAGTATTATCAAACCCAAAACAACTCCATCAAGGAGAATGTTAAAAGAAATTCTAACTGGTCGGAATCAGATTTCAACTACATGCTGAAATTAGAAACACCTACTATTATTGAGCTTATAAATAAAGAAGCCCAAGCTGTAGAAAGAAGGATTCAAAGAGAAGAGGAAGAAAAGGAAGCAAAAAGATTAGAGAAGGAAGCCAGATGGACCAAAGCCAAATACAATAGGTGGATTAAGGGAATGGCCTCAAATGGTGGAGCAGAGCATGCCTATGATATGGCAGAAAATGCTAAGTATGAAACTGGATTGATTGCCTATGTTAGAAATATGATCCAAAAGGATTGGGGCAGTGAAACTCCTCTGGAAAGAATCCAATGGGATATAGAAGCTTGTTCATAAATTTAATTAACTTAAAACTCAGAATAATGGAAAACTCATTTTTAATTATCAACTGCCCAAAGCCCTCTTTTACAGATTTAAGGCTTTTAGTATTTTTAGCATCAAGAACAATTTTATCAACCAGAGCTTATATAGAATATAGACTCAACAATCAAGAAGCTATTGACATCCAAGACCTTGTTAGTGAAGCTTGGGACATAGCTGTTTTTTCACCTGAAGTTAAAGAAGCCTATGTATTGGATGATGAAATTGATCCTGCTGGTGGCTACGGATTAGCTTCGCACATATAAATTACTTAATCAAATTATTAAAAACTCAAATTATGAAAAATTATCAGAACTATTTTGAATCATTAGATTTTAGCTATGTTGAAAAGATGATTGCTAATTTAATCGGTTTTACTCCTAAACTTATAACCACCTTGGAAAAAAGAAGAAATGGAGATCAATACATTGAGATTCAATCTTTTGACAACCTTGTTAAAACCTCTGGAATATTTGCTTCAATTTTTAAAAATGTACAAATAAATACTTTTAGTTCATCTTTAAATTATGATGAAGAAAATGATAGATTTGGAGTTTGGTTTACTGTCAATATAAGTTGGAAGCATATAAGTGGAGGAAGTAATGGAGGAGAAATGATGAGTGTTTGGTTTAATTCTGAAAACAAACCTAATGAATGGTGTTTCAGAACTCCAGATGGAAAAGTATATGACCAAGAGCAAAATGAAATAATTTATAACTGTTAAAAACTCAAAATTATGAAAACTAAAACTATTGAAGAAATCAAAACGATGTTAGGACTTAATGTAATAATCAGAAATGCTAAAGACAACCCAACCTTGTTAGCCAGTAAGGTTAAAAAAGGAGATGTTGGGACAGTTAGTAGCTGGCACAAGAACTTAGCGTGCGGTACAATCTATTTAAAACACCTTAGAAGAAATGTTCAGGTGTCAATTGAAAACATATTTATTTAAAAGTTATGCCTACCAAATTGACTAAGAAAGTAACTCGTGAAACTCTGGATGGGCGAATTGTAATCCTTAATCCAGAGGGCACCATTTCTTTTAGGAGAAAAGGAAGGAGGACGATGTATCATGTTTCGATTCATAGGGCTTACCAAATGGCTGTTTATGAAACCCTATATATGGATTGGCAAAGAAAGCTCAAAAGACATAAGGAGCTTAAAGCCATGGGCCGTAGAACTATCTACCCACGGAAGCCCTCCTTTGAAATATTTGCTAAAGAAATTAACAAAATTTATTCATTAAAATAAAAACTCTAATCATGAAAAGAAAAAAGAAAGCATCAAAAAGAAATTGGTTGAACTCTTTTAATAAGAATTGGCTAAAAGGTAAATGGGTATTTGATCCAGACTCTATTCTGCATAAACCTATCATAAAAGTACACACTGCTGATTTTGGGTATATTCCTATTGCTGAATGTACCACCAAATATCTTAGAGAAGCAATGCACAAAAATAATCTTGATGTTGCGTGGGATGATGAAACAGATGCAGCAACGGCAAGACTAATGTGCCATAGCCCACTCCTAATCAATCAACTGATACATTCCTATCTATTTTTACAATCAGAGTCTTTGCGTGATGTAGAGTTTGCTGAAAGGTCGGATGAAAGAAGGGCAAAAATACGGAACATTATTGCTAGCACTCTAAAGATGGAGGAAGAGGAAGTTCAAAACATTGTTGAAGCAGAAGCCCTCCAAAGAAATATTGAAACATTTGAGGAAGCTCCTATTGTCAGGAGGAAGAAGAAATAACATTCAGGATTTTAGTGAGTTTTTATTCTGTATGTGGGATGTATCCTGAGGGCAATCCCTCAGGGCATCCTTTTTTAAAAGCTCCAAAACTTAAAACTCAAAATCATGACAACTTTATTTGAAATTAAAAACGGCTTTGCCCGTCATAATAAAATCCCTATGTGGTTTGCTGGGATTGTTTTAAAAGAAACTGAAAGAGCTGTATATATATATGGCCAAGGAACCACCCAAACTACTAAAACAGGAATTTGTTGCGTATGTGGAAGGACTCTGACGCACCCTGTTAGTGTTATATTAGGAATTGGACCTGAATGTGGAGGACACTTCCATGATTGGAAAGCAATAGGAGGTTATACAGAAGCCAATATTGAAAGACTTAAAAGTGCTGTAAAGGAAATTAAAATTGATCAGTGGCTTCCTAAAAGTGTAATCAAAACAAAAGAAGCTTCTGAAGAAATTGTACAAGCTCCTCAGGACCACTTAATGTTAAAAAGTAAAGAAGAAGAAATGAAACCAAAAACAGTAGCTCTAAGAAGGGCAATATTGATCAAACCCACTCCCAGTACTAAATTGATTAAAATCTCTTTTCCTTTTAACCATGATGATATTACTAACATTAAAACCCTACCGGGACGAAGATATGTATCCGATGGAAAGTATTGGACAAGCCCTGTATCCATAGAAGCTATTGGAAAGCTATCAGGATGGGGATTTGAATTGGAGCAAGTATTGATGGATCATCTTCTAAAATCTACTATCAAAAAACAAGACCTAAAAGAAGTGGAGGTCAAAGGACTTAAAAAAACTTTATTTCCATTCCAGAAAATAGGAGTCAGTTTCATAGATAAGAAGGATGGGAGGGCTTTGGTAGGAGATGAAATGGGATTGGGTAAAACTATTCAATCATTAGCTTATCTCCAACTACATCCTGAAAAAAGACCTGTGTTGATTATATGCCCTGCATCTTTAAAACTGAACTGGGAAAAGGAAATTCAAGAAACAATTGATTACAGATGTATTCAAATACTATCTGGCCAAACACCTACTCCTCTGGTTGGTGATATTATTATCATTAACTATGATATTCTTTCTTATTGGATGGAAGCTCTTCGGGCTTATAGATTCCAAGTAATTATATCTGATGAGTGTCACTACTTTAAGAACAACAAAGCTAAAAGAACAAAGGCAATCAAACTCCTATCTAAAGGTGTACCCCACTTCATAGCTTTATCTGGAACACCAATAGTAAACAGACCAATTGAAATATTTAATGCTATTAAGATAATTGATGATACGGTAGCTCCTGATTATTGGACTTATGCTAAAAGATATTGTGGTGCTAAATACAATGGATATGGCTGGGACTTCTCTGGAGCAACTAATACAACTGAACTCCATCAAAAGCTTTCTGAGTCAATTATGATTCGGAGATTAAAGAAAGATGTACTGAAGGAGCTTCCTGATAAAATTAGAACTTTCACGCCTATTGATTTGGACAATCTAAAAGAATACCAAGAAGCTGAGTCAAACTTTATAAACTGGATGAAAGTTAATAGAGGAAGTGCCGCGGCTGAGAAAGCTAGTAATGCCCAAGCCCTTGCTGAAATAGAAGTGCTAAAACAATTGGCTGTTAAAGGTAAATTGAATGAAGTTATTAACTGGGTTGAAAACTTCTTAGAAAGTGGTGAAAAACTTATCCTGTTTGCTAACCATAAATTTGTTATTGATGCCCTGATGGAGAAGTTCAAAAACCTAGCTGTCAAGATAGATGGAAGTGTGGGAATGGATAAGAGGCATATGGCTGTAGATAGATTTCAAAACTCTGATGAAATTAGGTTGTTCATAGGAAACATTAAGGCGGCTGGAGTCGGACTCACTTTGACTTCCTCTAGTAATGTTGCTTTTATAGAATTGCCTTGGACTCCGGGTGATCTAACTCAGGCAGAGGACCGGGCTCATAGAATAGGGCAAAAGAATTGCGTCCACATCCATTATTTACTAGCTTATAATACAATCGAAGAAAAAATAGCAAGACTTCTTGATTCAAAGAGAAGGGTGCTGGATAGTGTACTGGATGGAAAAATAACTGAAACTGAATCTTTATTAACTGAACTATTAAATAATTATTAAGAAATGGATAACATAAATCTAATCCGTAAAATCACTTGGCAATATTTCATGAACAGTGGAATGGACTTTGATGAGCTATTTGGTGAAGCTTCTGTTGCTTATTATGAAGCATTAGAAACATATGACCCAGATAAAGGAAGCCTATCAAGTTATGTATGGAATGGAATGTCAGGACGATTATGTAATGTGCTAACCAGAGAGAAGAGATACACATATGACTCCTTAGAATATGAGGATTGTGATGATGATGCCAGCCACACTTATAGTAATGAACCTTATGTGCTACCCAATCTGTTTTTTGAGGTTTGGGAAGAGCTTGGGGATCAAGCAAAACAAGTAGCATCTATGGTGCTAGCTGATCCATATAATTATCTTGACAAATCCCCTAAATTAGCGAGAGGACAAATTGTACAAGAGCTACGGGGAAAAGGATGGAGCTGGAGTGTTATTTGGAAAACACTAGGTGAATTAAAAACAACCCTAAATGAAAACTAAAACTATTGTATAATACTTAAAAACTTAAACCATGGCAAAAAGTAAAACCAGAATCAAAAGAAGGAAGAAGCAAAGCAAAAAAGCAAACCATGATTATGCCTCTTCTAATAGATGGACACCCATGACGGATTTGATGGCTAAATTATCCCACGCAAGTGAAGAAGTTGCCTCACAAACTCCTGTTCCTATTCCTGAACAAGCTAAAAAGGAAATGGTAGCTGAAAAGAAATCTCATAACACCCAAATAGGAAGCTGATGTTATTTCTAGCACAAATAATAACAAATAAGGACACGGATCATCCTGTTTGGCGACTAGTGGAAGCTGAAGACAGTATCTACGCTGACATGACTGTAACAAATGAAATGAATTCCAATTATGATGGGGATTTCCATCATGTAATTATTCACGAAACAATAAAACAAATATTATGAAAACTCTAACACCAGAACAACATCTGAAAAACCAAGCTAAGAAGAAAAGAAAAATACTTGAAAAGAATCTTGAAAAAATACAACTAATGATGGACACCCATAAGGTTTCCAAATCAGTAGCTAAAAATATGATTGCTAAAGGATATGGTACACACCCAAGTGATCTAGTTAATTACAAAGCTTATCGCAAAAGGATTTTAAAAGCAAAAGGAGGAAACTAAAATGTGGGTGTATATAAGAAGTGAACCAAATTTATTTACTGTTGGCTTTTACGCTCCTGATGGAAAATGGCATACAGATAGTGATCATTCAAATAGTACAGATGCTGCTGATCGTGTAGCTTATCTAAATGGAAGAAAAGATGGCAAGTAACATTAAACTAAAATCAAAGTGCTGTGGGGTGACTTTAAGATACCGTCAAGTGCTTTTAACCTATGGGAATACGTATTTTATATATTGTTCAGAATGTGGAACACTCCATGGGGATTACAAAATCATTCCTGAAAAAGATTTGTAATGGATATTATCTCTTTGTACCGAAACCATGGTATTCATTTCCTAACAGAAGGGCATAAACATTGTCGGCCCGGCTGGGTCAATACTCCTTGCCCTTATTGTTCTGGGAATACAGGTATGCATCTTGGATTTGAAGCTGACCAAGGATATTATTATTGCTGGAGATGTGGTTGGCATCCTATTGTTGGTACAATTGCTAAGATGATGAATATATCAGAACAGGAAGCCTATGGAATAATAAAACCATATGAACTCCTAACAAGTAAAATTAAAGTACACAAGCCCAAACAAGAACTTTTCAAACTTCCTAGTAATGTTGGACCATTAGAGAAAAAGCATAAAACCTATTTGACAAAAAGAGGATTTGACCCAGAGGAGCTAATTCACTATTGGGATGTTATGGGTACTGGTCCAATTAGCTTGTTAGATAAGATACATTATGGACATAGGATTCTGGCACCCGTATACTGGCAAGGGCAACGAGTTACCTTTCAAACAAGGGATATTACCAACAGAAGCCTTACAAAGTATCTCGCGTGTCCTAAACACAGGGAAAAGATACATCACAAACATATTCTCTATGGCAAGGAAGAAGCTTGGACGCAAACTGGAATATGTGTAGAAGGAATAACAGATGTTTGGAAAATAGGAGGAGAAGCATTTTGTACATTTGGAATAGAATTTACAAACAGGCAATTAAGAGCTATTGCGGACACCTTTGATAGAGTTGCTATTGTCTTTGATCCTGATCCCCAAGCTATCATACAAGCTAATAAATTAAAAGCTGAATTGGGATTCAGAGGAGTTGATGCTTGGATTGTTTCTATTACAAATGATCCGGGTAGTATGAAACCCCAACAAATCAAAGAACTAAAGGCAAAAATCTTATGAGAGGCATTTGTCATTGTAAGGAAAGAAAGAAACCTATTAAAAAAAGGGATTGGCATGTAATAAAACATAATGTAATATCTAAAATGAGATGTGGAGTTTGTGATAAAATATGGTATTCAAATGCCCCATATACATCTATACTATTTAAAAAAACTAACTAAAGATGGCGAAACGATATACTGATACCAATAAATACAAAGAAGCTTTTATGAAAAGTTTGCCCGGACCTTATAAGCTCCTCTGGGATTATATAAACCATGACTGCAACCATGCTGGAATCTGGATTGTAGACTTTGAAGTTGCTCAAATTTATATTGGAAAAGAGATGATGGTAAATAAAAGACAAGCCCTGATTTTGTTCAATACAGAGAAGGAAAAACGTATATTTGAATTTGATAGGGGAAAACGATGGCTAATCAACTCATTCTTAACAGAACAGTACGGAATTTTAAACCCGAAAAATAAAGTTCACAATTCTGTTTTAGAAATATTGGATTCATTCAATTTAAATACAGAAATTAAGTACCTAACAAGCACCAGTTATGGTGCTAAGGATATAGATAAAGAAAAAGAAAAAGAAAAATTAAACCTAAATAATAAAAAAAATCCCAAAAAAATAACACCAGACTTGTTTACTAGATTTTGGAAATTGTATCCAAGAAAGGTTGCCAAACCTACTGCGCAAACTAAATGGAACACCATATGTAAAAAAGCTGATGCACCTGATTGGGATATAATCAAAGGCGCTATTCTTGAACAGAAAGAAACAGACCAGTGGGGACGGGGCATAATACCTCATCCAACTACTTGGTTAAATCAACAACGATGGGATGATGATGTTTCATTTATGAATGACATTAGAAGAAAAACAAATGATAAAAAAACAGGAAGAAAAATAACAACCGACTTTGGTCAACCCGATAAAGAAAAATGATTATGACTTATGAAAAATTAAAAACAATTGAAGATGCTAGAAAACTTGCTAAAGGGCTTCGTGATTCTTTAGAGTTTAAAAAAATGCTAGATGATATAACTTTTGCAATTACAGGAAGGCAATACCCTTTCACAAATGATACAGTCACACCTGTGATTAAAGAGATTGTGAGAGAAGCAGAAAAAGAAACACCCCATTTTGAAAAAATAAAAGTATTGATGGATAGAGTGCAGGAGCTTATAAATTTTGAAAAGAAAAGAATCATACAACAACCTGAGCATAACTAACTATGGAATGTATCAAATGTAAAAGAGAATACAAAAGGCAGGAATGTGAATTTTGTATCAGAGAAGGAAAGTGGAACAGCTTGATAAAAGAAAGCTTTATTCATTCAACATTTCCTCCAAGAATTGAAACTGATCTTTTATGCTTAAACCTTCCTGAAATAGAAATGTGGGAAAATAGCTATTTGTATGGAGTGGTTAAAAGTGGTAAAACAATAGAAGCCTGTACCATGTTATTGGAAACTAAGCATTTCAATTACATCTACAATCAAGAAGCTTCCTACTGCTTTAAAAATGCCTCAGACTTATTGGTTGAGATAAAAGCAAGCTATGGAAAGAATGTCATGGATGAGAATCAAATAATTGAAAAATATATAGCCTATGATTATTTGGTACTGGATGACCTTGGAGCAGAAAGAGTTACGGAGTGGGCATTACAGATTCTTTACATAATCATCAACAGAAGGTATGAATGGGAAAAAGAAACCATAATAACATCCAATTTTAGTTTGGCTGAATTAGCTCAGAATTTAGGAGATGATCGCATACCAAGCAGAATCCAAAGAATGTGTAAACAAATAAAATTCAATAAACCCATATGAACTTAGAAAGAAAAATCATAATAGGCTTAATCACTTCAACTGATTACATCAAACAGATAGCACCTGTGCTTAAATTAGATTTATTCCAAAGCGCAGCGGCTGGCATCCTAGCTAAATGGTGTATGGAATATTATGAGCAGTTTAAAAAAGCACCAGAAAAAGATATTGAAATCATTTACTTTGAGAAAGTTAAGCATAAAAAAATATCAGAGGACTTGGCAGAAGAGATTGAAAATGATATCTTGCCTGATTTAAATGAGGAGTATGTAAGTGACCCAATCAATATAAAAGCCCTATTAAGCAAAACAAAAAAGCATTTCAAAGAAAGAAAGCTGATTCAATTAAATGAACAAACCCAAACTCTATTAGATGATGGAAAATTGGAAGAAGCTGAGGCACTGATAAAAGATTACAAATCAGTAGCTGAAGAAAGGATGGACATAAACCTTTCTGATGAATCTACTCTGGATGTTGTTAGTAAAGCTTTTTCAGAATCCGAAACTCCAATTGTACAATATCCCGGAGCATTAGGAAAGTTTTGGAATCATCAATTTGTTAGAGGAGGTTTGATTGGTTTAATGGCCCCAGAGAAAAGAGGAAAGACATTTTGGTTATTAGATATGACGATAAGAGCTTCCCGCCAAGGAGCAAAGGTTGCTTTCTTCCAAGCTGGAGATATGACCGAAACTCAACAAATCCTTCGTATGTGTATTTACTTAGCCAGAAAGAGCAATCAAGATAGATATACCGGTGCCTTGTGGCTTCCTGTGAAAGACTGCCTCCGTAATCAGCTTGATTCTTGTACTTTAGACGAACGGGAGTCAATGATTGGGGTGTTAGATGGGTTAGATTACACTAAGGACACAATCAGGCAGGACATTGTATTAGAGGACTTGATACAGTCTTACAAAGACAATCCTGAATATTCACCCTGTTACAATTGTGATCAATATTACAAATACAGATTAGGCACACCATGGATTAAAGAGATTCATATCAAAAATGCCCTGAGTAAAAAAGAAGCTCAAGAAAAGTATTCTGACTTTTTCATAAACCATCCTAAACAATTCAAACTATCCACTCATGCTAATGGCACCTTGTCTATAAAGGGAATCAATGACATACTTAATATGTGGGAGGTGGAAGATGGGTTTGTACCTGATTTAATAGCAATTGATTATGCTGATATTTTAGCTCCTCCAAGTCGGATGGAATTTAGACATCAACAAAATGAAATCTGGAAAGGTTTGAGAAGTATTAGTCAGGAAAGGAATGCGCTTGTGATAGCACCCACCCAAGCCGATGCTAATAGCTATGAAAAAAACAGCTTGAGTCTAAAAAACTTTTCTGAAGACAAAAGGAAGTATGCCCATGTTACAGCCATGTATGGTTTAAATCAAGATTGGAAAGGCAGAGAAAAGAATCTGGGTGTGATGCGAATAAATGAATTGGTAATTAGAGAAGGAGCATTTGACAGCTCCCAACATGTATATGTTTTACAGAAATTACAAATTGGAAGACCATTTTTAACAAGTTACTTTTAAACAAAAATATTATGAAAAATCCAACAACTATTTTAGGAACACCAATCCCAGAAAGCACAAGAGGTATTTTGTATTTATGTTATTTTGATATAGAAAAGAAAACTATACAAGTGACTCAAGAACGATTGTATGTCAATTCATTTCATGCGCTTGATGCTTATGCTAATATACCAAATCCAGAATCACAATTAGTGACAGGAAAGAATTTTGCTGATTTGATTCTTAATCTTAATATGCTTCATAACAATCTTAAAGATAAGAATTGGTTGGAAGAGCTTTCAAATTGTTTATAATATGGAAAGAAATAAAAAACCAGAAAAGAAGTCCAAAGGATTCTTTGAAGTCAAACCTCTATGGGAAAAGGAGTGGGAAGGGATGCCTGAATTTACACAGAATGATTTAACCTCCTTCCGTAAAATAATTGTCCACTTTAGAAACCAAGAAGATGTAGAGGAGTTTGCAAAGCTTCTTAATCAAAGGATAACTAAAAAGCAACCAAGCATTTGGTATCCAAAAAGAGAAATTCGTCATCACTTCAATAAACGATACATCGATGAATCCTAAATACCCAGTGTACATACCATCTAAAGGTAGGTGGGAAACCAGATTGACTAGTAAAGCTCTGGAGCTAATGAATATGCCTTATTATATAGTGGTAGAAAAAGAAGAGTATGAGCAATATGCTTCTGTCATTTCTCCTAAAAAGATTCTGGTATTGCCCTTTAGCAATAAGGGATTGTTTTCAGCTAGGAATTGGATCATGGAACATTCCATATCTTTAGGAGCTAAAAGACATTGGCAACTGGATGATAATATTGAAGGCTTTTGTAGATTCAATAACAACTACCATGTTCCTGTTACATCAGGCACTATCTTTAGGTGTGCTGAGGACTTTGTGGATAGATATGAGAATATAGCATATGCTGGATTCCAATATGACTTCTTTGTACCTAGTAAAGTTCTACATCCAGCCTTTGTTATAAACACCCGAATCTATTCCTGCACACTAGTGAACAATGCCATTCCCTTTAGATGGAGAAGCCTGTACAATGATGATACAGATGTTTGTTTGCAAGCTTTAAAGGAGAAATGGTGTACGATTCTTTTCTATGCTTTCATACAATTGAAATCCACCACAATGACTATTAAAGGAGGAAACACTGAGGACTTATATTTGATCCAAGATGGTCGTTTAAAGATGGCAGAAGCTCTTAAAGAGCTACACCCCAACCTAACTAGAGTAACATGGAAGTGGGGACGGTGGCAGCACCAAGTAAATTATACACCCTTTAAAAGAAACAAACTGATAAAAAAGAAAGGTTTGGAAATTAAGAAAGGTGTCGATAATTATGGAATGAAATTAAAGAAAATAAAATGAAACTGAATATAATATGATAACGGACCATAAACATTGTTCTATTTGTAGACAAGAATAATTAAAAACGAAATATGAAAAGAAACGAAATATATTTAGGCGATTGTCTCGAAGTAATGAAAGACATACCAAATAAAAGTATTGATGCTGTTATTTGTGATTTACCCTATGGTATAACTAATTGTAAATGGGATAGTGTAATTCCTTTTGATGAAATGTGGCTAAGACTAAACAAACTAATAAAACCTAACGGAGCTATTGTATTATTTGGTAGTGAGCCTTTCAGTAGTGCTTTAAGAATGAGTAATATTAAGAACTATAAGTATGATATAATATGGCATAAAAAAAGACCATCAAATCCGATGCTGGCTAAAAAACAAGTTATGAAAGTACATGAAAACATATCTATTTTTTATAAAAAATTTGGAACGTATAACCCACAGGGACTTATTAAAACAGACGGGAAGCCAAGAGGAGGTGTGAATCCAAGTAAAACAGAGTTGGGATTCGGAAGATCAATAAAGAAACCATATAAGCAGACTCATACTAATTATCCTAAAAGTATACAAACATTTGGAACAGACAACAGTAGGAATGTTCATCCTACTCAAAAACCAGTTGCTTTGATGGAATACCTAATCAAAACCTACACGGATGAAGGTGAAACAGTCCTTGATTTTACAATGGGTTCAGGAACAACTGGCGTTGCCTGTGTGAATTTGAATAGAAATTTTATTGGAATTGAAATAGATAATAAGTATTTTGAAATAGCTAAAAATAGAATTGCTAAAGCTGCATCAAAATTGGCTGATAAGCCAAAAGTGCGTGGGCTTTTTTAATAAGTTGGTTATTAGTTATTGGAGGCACCATCGGTATATCATATTGGATTGTTCAATTTATAAAATGGATGTTATGGATCATAGAAAACATTTAGTCAATTTAGTCTTTATGGTAAAGGGATTGTTTGAAACTCATAGCCAAATGGAACAGGCTAAACTACAAAAAACAATACAACATCATATAAGTTGGCTGGAACAGGAGCTAATAAAAGAACCAACTAAATGTGAAGAAGGAAAGTGCACAGAAGCTCCTAAACTACCCGAAACACCAGAGGAGCTCATGGCCTATGCTATGAAGCATTTTGTTAAGGCTTCTTTAGTATCTAAAAGGAAGTGGGTTGATGGTGTTCTTAAATATAGAAAAGAAAAAAATAATAACCACCAACCCTAATGCAACCAAAAGGCAATTGTATTATATAGATGAATGTTAAAATAAAACCATTTTTAAAAAAGTAAAAAAATAATTATGAACAGAAACGATTTAATCAAAGCCGCGAAAGAATTAAATGCTGTGATGGAACTTGATCCAGCGATTGTAGTAACAACAAAAGCTAAGGATGTTGACCTGAAAGCTGGGATAACAAAAGCTTCCAAGCTTATAACTGAGGATGATGAGTTTTCAGATAAAACCATTGCTATCTTAGAAGAGATGGGATTGATGGAAGGTGAAGAAGTTGAAGAGGAGGAGGAAGAAGAGGAAGAGGAAGCCCCTGCTCCAAAAGCTAAGAAAGGAAAGAAAAGCAAGAAAGCTCCTGCCCCTGAACCAGAGGATGAAGAGGATGAAGAGGATGAAGAGGATGAAGAGGATGAAGAGGATGAAGAGGATGAAGAGGATGAAGAGGATGAGGATGTGGAAGAAGAGGCACCTGCTCCAAAAGCTAAGAAAGGAAAGAAAGCAAAGAAAGCCACTCCTGCTGAGGATGATGATGAAGAGGAAGCACCTGCTCCAAAGCCTAAAAAAGTAAAGGTTGGAATGACTCGTCTGGATGCAGTTTGTAAAGCTCTGAATGCCAAGAAAGCTCCTAAAACTATGGAAGCATGGGCAGAAGCTGCAGATGCTCTTTATGAGGATGCTGGTGGAAAAGCCAACTTAAAAGAAACCAAAGACGATGTCCGGAGAGTTTCAAAGATGGCACCTCACTTTGATATTGATATTCCTACCAAGTAGTGAAGAAGTTAAAAAGTAGTGTAACAGTGAGAGGGGACGGTTTGTACTGTCCTCTTCCACTTTCTATTGACTCATATGGCAACTGCCTAACAGATTGCCATCATTGTTATTTTAGGAATCTAAATAACATTTGGGATGATGATTTGAAACCAGCTGATTTAGACCTTCTTGAAAAGAAATTAGAAAATGGAATTAAAAACAAAAATCCCAAATCAATTCTTGCTCATCTCTTAAAGCAAAAAAAGACTATCCGACTGGGAAACAAATCTGACCCATTTCAAGAAATAGAAAACAAACACAAAGTTAGCAGGAGGATTATTCGTTTGCTAACAAGCCTTGATTGGTCCTTCGTTGTCCAAACTAGGTTCACCCATAACTTACTACCTATTGAAAAAATAATACTCGGAGCCAACCAAGAAAAGCTTATTACAATTATGCCTGTTCTTTCACCCGGACTGGAAAAGGATTGGGAAATATTAGAAAGAGGAAAGACCACCCCACCCTTTGATAGATTAAGGCATGCTGAACATTTTATCAATAAAGGAATACCAGTGGGAATAAATGGTGAACCTTTTATACCGGGCTATCATACTGTTAAGGATTTTGAAGATACTTTAATACTTTTAAAGCACCATAATATACCAAGTTATAATACATACAATTTTCATTTCAATGCCTTTGTAGCTAAAAGACTTCATGCCATAGGAATTGATATTGAAAAGATATGGCATTATAATCAAGATAAAGAATGGAAAAAGATATTGGCTAAACTTTTAACACTAGCTAAAAAACATAACATAAAACTAGGATGCCCTGATTTTGTAAATACAGGAGCTGATAGAATAGAACCCACAAACACTTGTTGTGGAGTTGATGTACCTAATCCCTGTACTTTTAATACTCATCATTTTAAGAAATTAAAACAAAAAGGAATACCAGATGACATAATAGTAAAGACATGTTATGATCATTCTGGAGATTATCAACAGGGCATTGATATAATAACTGGAAAACAATCAAATTTTTACACCCTTAAAGATGCTGGATTATTATGAAATTTATTGAAGACAAAGGATTCATGGGGCTTTCTAAAGAAGAAAAAACCATAACAGGAAAAGCCACTGCTGAGGTGGTTGTTATAGGAGCTGGAATAATAGGAGCTACCATAGCAACTGCTTTTCGGAATAAAGGGCTGAGTGTTTTAATTATAGATAATGATGACCCAGAGTCTGGAACAAAGCCCTGTGGCGGTCTTATAAAACCAAGCCCTTTAATGGGATTGGCTAATGAACAAATCAATGCTAGTTTAGATATGCTTGATTCCACTTTTGGATTAAAGAAGGAAACAATGATCATCAAACCTAGTGGTAATTTAATTAAAGCATCCGTACGGGGTGTTAACATGGACTTAATCTTTTCAACTGTAAAATCCTATGGACATGTTTGGAAAATCGAAACATCACCCAATAAAGTGTACTACATACCCAAAGACACCCAACATACCGTTGTGGTAGATACTAAGATTATTGTAATCGCGGCTGGTATGGGGTGTCAAGTCCTTCTTCCTCAGCTATTTAGAAAGGATGGATTGGTTGCTAAAAGAGGATTCTCATTTCACTTCAAAGGACAAGTCCAAGAGCAATTTGTTAAATTCTGGGCACCCTATAAACAAATAACTATCCATAACACCACCTATGCTGGGGAAAAGATAATTTGGGCAGGAGATGGATCAGCATTGACTCTTCCTAGTTGGTATGATGGTAGGATTGATGAGGCATTTACTAGAGTGGTTAATGAACTCCCAAGAAAATTTAAGCTATTAAGAACTGTTAGAGGGCTTCGGAGCTTTCATAGAAATAAGAAATACAAACCCTGTTATCTAAATAAGATTGATGAGGGGTGTTGGATAGCTACGGGCAGTGGAAAATTTGGTTTAATTTCAGCTGGGTACTCAGCTGTAGAAATTTTGAAAGATGAACTTGGATAGAATAGAAAAAGTAATAATGGACTGTTATTGGTACAGACCTATTGAAGAGGAGTATCATGATGTTTTTGATTTCATACAAGGTGTTTTATGGGCAGAACTATGGAGAGGAACAATTTTTGAATATATAGATGAACATGGGCGGGAAGCTCTTTATCGACTTTGTAAAGAATACCCAAGATTTGTTAACCGTGATTCTGTAATAGATATCATACAACACAATCCCTTCTCTGCTATTAAAATAGGAGTGGGTACATATAAGTGGAAAGGTGATGAAGCCCCAATCCTTAAAGCTTTAGAATGTGGTGTTAAATTTATAGATACAGCTCCAACTTATGGATTTGGGAAGGTTGAAAAAGCTTTATCTACCATTGATTTAAAAGAAGTCATATTGGGTTCAAAAATTCCTAAAAATTATATGACCAGAAAAAACATCCACTCCTCCTTAAAAAGAACAAAAGACCTATTCCCAAAAAAAGACATACACTACCAACTACATTGGCCAAACAATAAGTATGGATTGTATGATTCTTGTAATACACTGGCTTTCTTAAAAAGACAAAATAGCATCCCTTCAGTGGGGCTGTGTAATTGTTCAGTACAGCATATAAAATATGCTTTGGGATTTGTAATGATTGATACTCTTCAAATCCCATTCAATCCTTTTAGAAAGGAGTTTTTAAATTATCTTATTCCATTTGCGAAAGAGTCAAATATAAGAGTCATAGCGCATAGTCCATTTGGGCAGGATTTCAAAAAGTTTATGGCTCAGGATAAGAAGAAAGAAATGTTCAGAGTTGCTAAGAAATTGAATTGCACAATACCCCAATTGATACTGGCTTGGATTATACACCATGATATTATACCTATTCCCAAGACAAACAGTTCCAAGCATATGGAAGAAAATTTGGATTCAGTTAATTTAAAACTACCAAATTGGGCTGTGGAAATAATGAACAATCTTTAGGTCTAAATGAAAAGAATCTTAATTGTATAATATATTAAAAATTAGATATGTCAGGAAGCAAAAAAAATTGTCGAATTGAAGACCTTCAAAAAATCTTTAATCAGAAATGGCCTGATTACATAGTTGTGGGCAGTCGCCCCAATGTTAAGGGCTGTGAAGTATATAGGAAAGCCAAAGGTGATGACCAACCTATATTGTGCCAAAACTTCTCTAAAAACTATGATCTATTTGAAGCGGTACTTGATCCAAGATATGACCCAAGCAAACCTTGGCCCATTATGGTCGCAGGTTTGTTTGAAGACAATACCTGTCTAATTAGTACAGGTCGACAACGATTAACACTAGAGAAGACACTGGACACAGCTTTAAAGCTCCAAGAAGTATTAGTGTTATATGACTTACAACTGAATCCTTCTATTATTGACAAACTTAGGAAAATTTATAAAAAAATTAAATGAATTATTGGGAATTGAGAACCATTGTTAGCAAAATCATACCCCGTATGACCCAGCTAAGCAGTAGCAAGCGCAAAGCTTCTGCTGTAAAGGAAAAAGGAAGAAAAAAGAATTACAGCCAATTTAACATTCGACATAATGAGTGGAGGAAGCAAGAAAGGTTATTGAATACAGAAGAGATTAACAGCTTTTTGGAAATCTCTTTGAGGGCTTCAGCCTGCCCAATGCCTTTCAATATGGACATCTGGGATGGATTGATTTGTCCATTCGCATGTAAATATTGTTTTGCCAATGCCTTTCGGGCTTCCTTATATACTGCTTTTTTTGATAATAGTAAAACCATGGGATTCAGACATTGTAATCCAGATAAATATAAACTGGAAATGGATGGTATGGATAAATTCAGAGGAAGGAGTTTTGAGGACAAGAAGAAGTTGTCAGGAATCAATAAAGCTTTTGCCTTGGAAATCCCAGTACGTATGGGGATAAGGTTTGAAGATTTCTTAAAGAATGAAGGCCAAGAGGGTGTTAGTTTAAAGATGTTGGAATACTTAGCTGATATTGAATACCCTGTAATGATAAATACCAAATCTGGATTAGTGGGACAAGAAGCCTATGTCAAAGCCCTATCTGAGAATGCAGCTGGAGCCGCTGTACATGTTACTGTTATAACCAGTAATGATGTTATCAATAAAAAACTGGAACCGGGTGCACCTCCTTTTAAAGAAAGGATGAAAGCTATCAAAGTAATGGTTGCTTCAGGAATAAGAGTGGTTGCCCGTATTGAGCCATATTTATTCCTTCTTAATGATAGGAAGGAGGATGTTGATTATTATATGGAACAAATGTGGGATGCTGGTGTTAGGCATATAACCTTTGACACTTATTCTTATACAGCCCTGAACCAAGGAATCAGGCAGAGCTTCATGAATGTTGGTTATGATTTTGATCGAATCTACTTAGCTGGATGTGATAGCCAACCTTTAGGAAGTTTATTGCTGGGTAAATTTATGGACTTATTTAAGGAAAGAGGATTTTATTGCTCAACCTTTGATATGGGAAATGTGCCTGATAATCATGATTCTATTTGTTGTGAAGTTGGGGATTGGTTTGGTGACAATACAAGTTGGAATTATGGAAGTACAGTAATGGCGGCAAGATTTATCCAAGAAAAGAAAGGCACCAATGTTAGTTGGAATATGTATGAAGCCTATGTAGATAAACATGGTGGCTTCTTAACTGAACAATTAAGAGAAGAAGTAAAGCTGTTATGGAATCTGGAAGGCAATAATGCTTATAGTCATAAGTGGGCCAGAGGGCTTACAGCTAATGGAAGAGATGAAGATGGATTGTTATGGAGATGGGATGACACTGATTACAGAACAGATTTATTAAACACAATTATATGAAAGCAATAATAACAATTGAAAAGATTGATGGTGTGAATAATATTAATGTTAAAAATGATGATTATTCTCCATTTGAATTAGTGGGAATAATGGAATATTTAAAAAGCACCATATTGAATCATATTGCTTCTCACATAACAAATAGTGACAACTCTAAATTTGAAGATGATGCACAACCTATTAAAAGAAATTGAAAAGTGGAGTGAGCATTATGATTTCAGTTTTCAGTTTTGGGGCAAAGGACAGAATAATGTCTACATAGAAAGAGATGGTGTGGAATTACAATCCTTTGGAGGAGAAGAAACAATTGAGGACATACTCAAGATAGCATTAGACTGGATTAAAAAAGTTAACAAACAAACAAACAAATGAAAATATCAAATTTAATAGAACAGATTTTTGCCCAAGCTGTCGCACTGGATCAGCAAGGAGGATTGCGCAACACCATTTACGCAATAAAGAATGAAATTTATATTATGAGTTACGATCATACAGTCTTATTAAGATTCAGATTGCGTGACTCAGAAATATCCTTTTCACAACCTATTAGTTTCAAGGCTAATGATTATGACAGTAACATCTTTGAAGAGGTGGGTGGTAGAATTATATTCCATACTGAGAATGAGGAATACTCAAGAAAGAAGGTATGCGGTACAACGGATCAGACACCCGAAGAGATACGTTCATTGTTTAAACAATATCTAACTAAGGAAGCAGACAAAGTCAACTTACAGTTGTCCAAGGATGTGTTAGAGTTGCTTGATCCAGCCCTGAGTCATATAGAGTTTAGTGGTGTGGCTGGTGAACCTATGAAAATGGTACAAAGGAATATCTATTCAGGTGGTATTATAGAAATACAACCAAAAGCAAAAGGATTCTTCAAAGCCAGTTTAGAAAAAGACTTTGGACCAATAGCTTTAAAAACAAATGATTTTAAAGCTTTATTTGCTTTTCAGAACATTCTACAATTTAGCTTTACCACAAGTGAGGAAGAGGATTATGTTTTGGTGAAGAGTATTGACAAGAACAAACGAGACATGAAAGGTTTGATTGCCTGTTGTGTCTATGATGAATTGATAAACTTAAAAAAGGAGGAAACAACTGATGGGAGGAAAAAGCAGAAAAGCGGGCGGGGTGTCTAGGAAATTGATTGCCCATATTAAATCAGGTGGTTCAATGACCACTAAGAAAAAGAAGTGTGTATCCAATAAATATACTACTGATGAAGAGCAAACAAAAAACAAGACTAAACCATTATTTGGAAGTAGCGAAGATGTATAATATAATGCCAAATTTCTTTATGAGTTTGGCTTATTTGCAAGCATCTAATGCCCAAGCATATACTGAAAATAATTGGATATGGATTGAGGATGAAGATTGGTGTTTATTTCCTCCTCTAAGGACAGAAACAGAAGTTGGTAAATATCCAGCTATTGAAAAGGTCTGGGCAAGCTTTCTAAACGGAATTATCAATTTAGACGGTTCCTATGCTCCGTATGTGTTAGATTGTAATTATATATTCGATCCAGTCCGTTTCCAAGACCTTAGTGGGAAAGAGTGGGCGACATTTAGAAAGAACATCAGGAAGTGGCCCAGAAGGAATCCAAACTCAGTATATATTTTTGGCAATAATCCAAAGCAAATGCGTACATTATTAGGCTTATGGCTTGAGAAAAAAATGGAAGTTGTGGAGGATGCTGATGTGATTTGTAAGCTTATTTTAGAGGATAATTCAAATGTTTTTAAGAAGTGTTTGTATAATTCTGACAACAAATTAGTAGCTATCAACTGTTGGGATTCCAATTGGAAATACATAAATTATAGGCTTTGTATTACTCTTCCTGATGAGCCTTTTTTAGAGGAGTTTGCTCGATATTCCT